ATTGCTTTTTATAGTCGGCGTTATCGTTAGCCGTGGTGACTTGGGCAAACGCACCACCAGTCCAGTCATTATAAGGCCCGGTCAAAACATCGGCTTCCTGAATCTTCGTGTCAACGGTTCCAGTGTCCCCGTTCGTTCCGTGGTGGACAATAACATCGGCCTGTTTCCCGAGCACGTCCACGCCAGTTCCGACGTGGGTATAAGCACCACCGGCACTGATACCCTTTGCCCCATAGGATAGGCATTGCGTCAGAGTCAGGTTCCCATCAAACGTTCCGCTGTCCAACCTTATGTGTGTTTTCAGCTCACTTAGCGATACTGGTAACAATGTCGGGGCAACTATCTGAACTGTTTTCATAGTCCACACCTTAAGCGTTAAGATAATATCCACCGGCCACCAGAGGCCGCCATAAAACTGTTACGTCCGCCACTTTTCCCGCCCCTGCCGATCCGCCGCCAATAGTCAACTGAATTTTCTTGGTCGCCGCCGTGACAACCGGCCCGCGGTAAACAGAATAGAAATTCCCGGTCAAATTTGCCTTTGCTCCAGCCGTGGACGAGAGTATTTCAATCGGCGTCCCATCATCCGTCGCAAGGCTGATCCCGGTAAAGGTGGCCACAGCATGCAGGTCATCGGGCACATGGACAACAACGGAATCAATAAATAATGCCTGCGCCGTGGCAGTCATTACGTCATAAGCCGCTGCTGCCTGCGCCAGCGAAATCTGTTTATAATTGATGGTCATTCCCGGCATGTAGCTTTTCGGAAACCATGCATAACCGTTAAAGATGAACATGAATCCGGTGTTGGCTTCAAAGAAAGTTGCGCCCGCGTTGACGCTCGTTGGTTTGGTATCCGTGGACAGGCCGATGAAACGATTATTGGTTGCGCCTATTGCTTGAACTGTCATTTTTTAAACCCTCCCTTTTGGGGTTAAAGGCGGGGAATTTCACCCCGCCAAATTAATTTTATTCGCCGGTAATCGTCAAGGCCGCTGTCACTTGTGCATAACCGATCATGTACCAAATAGTACCGTCACAAATCATGTCGATACGATCCCCCGGAAGTGCCTGATTGTGAACGAATGTCGCCGTGGTTCCTCCAGCAGATACATCACCAACTGCGTCAGCGGCGATAACCGCCAAACCCTTTAAAACTTTCTGCGTAGTTCCATTAGTGACGATAGTATAACCGTTTGAAGTAGGAGTCGTGTGGACAATAAAGGTGAACCTCAATCCAGCAGCCGGAGCGGGAAGTGTTGACTGAAAACCAGCAGCCGCTTTAAGGAAAAAAGTCTTTCCATTTTCATCCGCAGTAATAACATTCGTCGCCTCGACGATTTCGATTGCAGGGGATATTGCAACGCCCGCAAATTTTAGAGAACCACCCGCTTCAATGTCAATATCGCCGCCGTCGGCAACAATAAAACTTTCCCCGCCCTGCTTCCTGTAAACTTTGCTTTGATATGTTGTATCTGCCATGTTACTTACCTCCTCGCATTAAAGTGAGTAGAGTATCTCAAGGGGTTTAGTTCCACGCCGGATATTGCAAATCCGATGCGCTGAGTGGACATTTGCGTAAAGATGTCCGCCTCCCTTAGCAATGGGAATAATGTGATCTAGTGTAAAATCTGACATCTCCAGAGGTTTTCCGCAAATTCCGCAAATACCATCGTCTTTTTTATAAACTAGATTGCGATCTATTTTCTCGAAAGGAACTTTCCGCATATTAGCCCGCCTATGTTCTAGGCAATTACGATGATTAGTTAACGCTTTCTCTGGATTATCCATTTCCCACTTCCTGACTCTTTCTCGATTTCGTTCTGGATTTTTCGCTAAACATTTTCTGTTTTGCGCCCTTCGTTCTTCCGTTTTTGACCTATTGCGGTCAAATTGTAATAGTTCTTCATGGTGTTCCTTTCGGTATTCAAGATTATATTTTCTCATTTTTTCTTTGTTTCTTAAATACCACGCACGGCGAGCGACTTTTGCTCTATCAGGGTTGTCGCGATACCACTTGTTTGCCCTTAGTCGTGCTGTTTCTTTTTTTTCTTCCATGATGAACCTTGTTGTCCGTTGGGTTCCCCTCTCCGGCTCGGATGAAACCGGAGAGAGTACCAATTAAATGGCCGGTGTTTAAACCTGAGTTGCTACGGGAGCATCCAGGGGATGACCCTTGATAACGAGAATCGACTGGGGAAGATCCGGAGCGGTTCCGGTTTCCGCGGGAGTAATCTTGATGAACCGCTTTCCGCCGACATAGCCGATTTTGTAAACGCTCGAATCCTTTGCCGGGTCGTCAACCGTGACAATTATTCCACTGGCCGGTGTAACGCCCTGGACGTCGGCGGCCGCTACGTTTGCATAAGAGCCTGCAACCCCGGCGACGGCGCTGTCATCGGCATGTTCGAGTTTCCATGTCCAGTAATTCGACGTGGAAAGAGTAGAGCCCTCCAATCCGACAAGGATAAAAATCACCGCCGAATTGAATCCGGCGAGGTCAACTTCGAGCGCAGTGGGAACGCTTCCATTCGCGCCGACGATGGGCAGGATTGCATTTGCAGTCTTGCCTTCGATATTGCTAAAAAGGTCTTTCATGTTTCATTTCCTCCTAAGTATTTGAAAGTGGGGCGGTGTTTCACGCCCCCGGTTATTGGTTAGCTAGCGGCTATTTTGAGCGCCTTGATTGCCTCGTACATGATGATCCCGCCGCCGACGCGCTTTGTGGTGTAGAACAGAACGTAAGGCTTCGAGCTGTAGGGATCACGCAGGACGCGGGTTCCGAATCGGTCAACGATCAAATAGGCCCGTTTGAAATTGGCGTAAAAGATCGGATATTTCCCGGCACCGATGTCGTCCACATTGTCATCGTATTCAACCGGCTTACCAAGCAGCGTGTCGGGTTTGTCTTCCAGAAGGCCCGGACGCCACAAATAATTCCCCTCGCCGTCTTTGAATTTGCGGACAACGGCGCATGTGGCGTCGTTCATCAACCAGGCCGCGCCATTACGGTAAGACGTTTTGAGTGCGTGCTGAAGGTCAATCAGTTTATCGACGTTATTAAGCAGGGTTGCGTGAGCGCCCGCAATGTAGCCGACCTTGCCCCACGCATAAGAGGCGTTTGCAATCATGGTATAGGCGGCAATTCCTTTTGGCTTTTCAACTCCGTTGCCTGAAATAAATGCGGCTCCCTCTTCCTCGTTGAACTCAATGCCGACTTCCTCAGCAAGCCACGCGCCAATGTCAACACGGCTATCGTCCAAAAGAATCTGTGTTGCGGCGGGCATGGCATAAATTTCTTTGGCATTGATTGCGATTTCTTTGAGGGTCGGGTTATCCGTATCCGCCCGCGTGCCTTTTTCCGCAACCCAGCCGGACGTGGCACCGCCCTGATTGACGAGCTTTTTGTAGGTATCGGTTGAAATTCCACGGACAGTTGACAGTCGGCGCATAGCCGAAAGCGTCCCCTGCACGCGGTCAATAGCCAGGTCAACTTCCTCGGGTACGGTGAATCCGCCGTCCGGGTCGGACAGGGTAGAAGCGGACGCCTGAATGTCAACATCCTTCACGGAGTCGATATTTCCGCGCATAAGATGGGTAAATGCCTTTGCCCGCGAAAGAACTTCTTTGTCCTTTGCGGCTCCGCCGCCGGGGAACTGGCCCCGCGCTACCGCCGCTTCGATTGCTTCGAGCTGCCGTTTCAAGTCGCCCAGTGCCGTCAAGTCGGCGTTGATCTTTTCCACTTTCTCCGCAAGCAGCGGATCGGTGTGACCCTTCTTTTCGATTTCTTTCAGCCGCGCATCGTTTTCAGCTTTGAACTGTTCAAACGCTCTGCCGATGCTCTCAATGGTTTCTTTGAGTTCCATGTTTATTTTCCTCCGATGATTTTTAATGTTGTTAATGCTGCTGATAAAATTTCCTCTTCACAGGCAACAGACTTCAAGCCTCGCGCCAGAATAGTCCGCGCCTCATTTTTGGAAGCCCCTACATCGCGCAGGGCCTTCTCGTATTTCCTTGCAATGGGTTCGTCGTGATCTTCAGCGGTGAAACCGTCCGGCACATGCGCGAACATACTCAAATCAAACTGAGCCTTAACCGCCTTGCCGTCGATGATCGTATCAACGAACCCTTTTTCTTTCGCTTCTTTTGCCGTAAACCACGTTTCCGCCTTCAGCATGTCGCGGATTTCTTTTTTGCCAATGTTCGAGTTCTGGGAGTAAATATCAACCATGTTGCCGCTGATCTTTTCCAGGATATCCGCGATTTCGCGCAGGTCATATTGGTTGCCAGCGGCCAGCACCCATGGATCATGAATCATGAACATGGCGTTTTGATATGCCTGTACCTCTTTGCCGGCCAACGCGATAAACGAAGCGGCGGACGCTGCCAATGATTCAATGCGGGTTATGATTTTTGACTTATGAGATTGCAGGGCGTTGAAGATTGCCATTGCATCGAAAACATCCCCGCCCGGTGAATTGATCCGAACAGTAACCGTCTTTGAATTTATCCCGGCCAGTGCCCGGATAATTTCACCGGCGTCATTAAAGGGCCAGCCGATCACGTCATAGATCATCAATTCGGTGTTGTCATCGGAAAGCGCCTCGATTTTATACCAGTCGGCTTTGTCAATCGGCTTATTCCAATAACGGGCCGTCGCTTCTGCGTTCCTTTGATTTCGGTATTTAAGATTCATCTTCGTCGCCTCCCTTATTGTCACCGCCTTTCTTTTCTCTGACTGTTGAGGTTCTTGTCCGATAGGTGTTGCCGCCAATATACGGATTCATGTCTTCCAGTTCCCGGACTTCATTCGGGGACATGGCCTCAATGTTGACCATCCCCTGATAATAAGCCGTCCGCGCAGCCGTATCGCCGCGCAGCAGTCCGCCGGTTGAAAACTTTGCAAAATAATTGTCTTTTTGTGATTCGGTGAGTAAATCCCGGTAAATCGCCATTTCGATATTAACGAGCCTCGGAGTCAGCGCATATTTGACGTATTCAAGATCAAAGGCGTCCGCGCTGGCATACGTCGCCACCTTGTCGCCGGATTGCAGCATGGACAGCGGCAACCCAAAGAACAGATCAACGATTTCTTTTTTCTGGAAGTTCCGCGCTTCGATGAATTGAGAATCAACGGATGTCATCTGCAATTTCTCAAACGACAAACCGTCTTCAAGCAGGGCCGTCTTGTGGGCGTTTTCGACAGAGGCATAAATTTCATTAAAGTCGTTGATGATGCGCTTTGCCGCGCTGGGATCTTTAAAGCTGCCCGGATACTTCAAGAGGCCGCCAACCATTGCCCCGTGTGCGAATACTTTGGCCCCGTGTTTTTCCGTTGCCAGGGCAAGGCCGATGCTCTCCCGTGCGTATTGGACGGGATTGATCCCCATGAAGCCATTGAGGACAAGGCCGCGTATGTGCATTATGCGTTCACCGGGGATCGTGTCGGTTGTTGATCCGTCGGGCCGTGATATTTTATAAAACAGACCGTAATCAGGCGCTTGGAGAACCTCTTGAACCCGCCCCATCGGAATTGGGATTAACTCGCTAACCTCACGTCCCGGCAATCCGCTTTTCAGCGCAAAGAAATTCCCTCGAAGATCCAAACAGGCGGAACACATGCCCCAAAATTCGGGAGCGGTCATCCACTGATTCGGCTGCCTGTGTAAAAGACGGTAAAGCCTCAAATCCTTGGCCTTGTCTTTTGTGTTTCCCTTTTCGACGTATAAGTGACATGGGAGCTGCGCGATTGAATCGGCTTTGATCTTGACGCATGAATGAACAGCCATTGCTTGCATGGCCGTGGTTGAGTTTACCGACTGACCGGATGACGTTGTTCCGCCGCCGAATGTGGACAGTATCAGTTTTGACAGCTCCTCGCTGTTCATCGCCTTCGGGCGTATGCCGTCAAAGAGTCCCATTAATCAGCCTTCATAAAAAAACCGCCTGCGAAAATAACGACTCCGCAAACGGTGAAGGAAACCCACGGCGCAAACTGAAAAAGCCCGTAACCCATAAGGCACAGGCCCAAGACAAGAAGAACGTCCCGGAAACTGATTTTTTGCAGCAATGAAAATATTTTCAACTCATCGCGCCCTCAAAACCGATTCAATTTTCGGCTTCATTATGGCGGATGAATTGAAGACTTAATACGGACAAAGACGGACAAAAGCGGTCATTAACGGACAAAAGCGGACAGGTTAGGCGTTGCAAGGCCGTTTCCAGTTATCGGCCTCTGATTTTGTTATCACCGGATGACCGGCGGGATCATATTTTATCGGCAGGGGCCGTTTCTTTTTTTGAGCATAGCGCCGGGCGGTTTTTTCCGACACTCGCAAATAGTCGGCAATCAATCCCCATCGGTCAAGTAGATCGGTCATCCTACTATCACCCCCCTTGTTTCGTAAATTGACTTAGAGCGCCGCGCCTCTGGATTCATGGCCATAAGCGCCGTTGCGTTCAGTGTCGCCATGAGCGGGTCTATTTTCCCCGTTCCACTGGCCTGTTTTGTGATTATAATCGCATTTCCACGCGGTTCAACCCGCGCATTCCCCACGCACCACGTCATGAGCGCCTGCCCGCCGTGGGTGACTGTCTTTTCTGCAACGCGCCGTTCCAGTGTCTTTATTGCCCCGGAAAGCCGCCAGCCCTGCGGAATGCCGACAACGCTGCCCACGGGGTCAACGCCGATCCGGTCAAGCAGCCCCGCGTTCTCGCACTGCATGACAATATCCCCGACTTGCTGAACGTCCTGGCCGATCTCTTCCACGATAATCAAGTCGCCGTCTTTCTGGAAGTCCCTATACCGGGCCGCCTCCGATTTCCTACGTTCCAACGCAATAGGATTGCACCACGCCCGCGTGAACAGATACC